ATACAAAGGAGAACAGACCCCGAAGGGTCTGCGAAAGTTATTCGTAACGTTGTCTGAAAGTTACAGACTATTCTAAGTGGGAACCCAATAGAGGCGATTTGAGACTTGAAAGTTACAGAGGTATATCTTTATACCTAAAAGTTACATTCGTTTCTCTCCGTGGCTCCTGTGAACTCACGGGGGCATTTCTACTCCTCAACGTCGATGATCTCCTCCGGTATCCCCTCGTCCAATCGTTTCTTGATTTCCTCTGGAGAAGTTACATCACCAAGTGGATTGTTAGGAGTGACCACTATTTCCTGCTTCTCAACGAACCCGTCGTAGTTCTTCTGCCACCATATCAAAGTTACTGGATTGAGCTTACCATCTGCTCCTAAAAGCTCTCTATAGCTGGCGCAAAACCTCTGCACCCTTTTTATGAAGTTGGAGTGTGCTGGTGTCCTACTGCGCCCATGCACCCAATCATGAGCCGTACTCTTATCAATCCCAATCGCCATGTACGCCACCATATTAGTAATACGCAAATCATTCTCAAAACAATACTCCACGTATCTCCGGAACCTATCCTCCATTTCCTCTATATTCTCTCTGTCCACTGGCCCCCATGACATAAACTCTAGCAAATGCCCTGCTATCCTGCTATTATCACCGGGTTTCAAATTCAACCCATTGTCACCAATCACAGGGGACTTCAAGTGTGGTTTATGGCTTTTACCAGTATGTCGCCCCCGACCGTCTTGCTTCTTTGGCTTCGTCATATCACACCAACCCCCTTTCTTCTGCTACTCTCCGTGTCACCCTACCAACCAACGCCCATAGACTGTCCGGTTTCCAGCCCAATTCGAGTGCGGTCAAATACACATTGTCTACTAGGGTATCTCGTTTACAGTATACTTCCATTATAGCACGCTTGTTCTCCTCGTGCAACCTCTCCATCACCTTTGCCACAGCCTCCCAATTCTCCCTATCGAGAGCGCTCTCCAGGTTCACTTCCTCCCCTTCCTTCATCGCTCGACAATACCAACGCATGAGTCGATTCACATAATCCGCATAAAACGGTTTTGCTGCCATCCTTTGCATCAGTCCTCCTTAACAATTCTATAACACACTTCTTGTCCACGCTTGTCCACCCAAAAATCACCAAAAACAATAGTCAGACAATTATGACATTACGGACTTACGGAAAAAAGCCTCTACCTCTATTCCTTTATATATATATATATTTATTTTTGCATATAGTACAATAGAGAAATTATCGTAAGTCCGTAAGGTTTTTCCTTCAAACCCCCTTCCTGTGGTACTTTGAGTACCTTACGGAAACCTTACGGAAGGGTCATTTCCTTACGGAACATCGTAAGGATTTAGCATATACTGAAGATTTTTACCATATGCATTTCCTTTCCATTTGTATTTAGCACCTCGTTTAACCGTATATTCCAATTTCTGGCAAAGATTCCTTACGGAAACCTTACGGAAACCTTACGGAAGAATTGGAACATCGTAATGAGTTATCAGACTATTCGGACACGAAACACCTCTGAGTTTTGCCATTTTTCCACACCGGTTCAACCTCCAAACTAAACAAATTCTTAACTTCTGAATTGAAGATTCGTTGGGAAATGTTTTCACCATCTCCTGTCAAGTTAGCCCATCCTTTGAATTCCGAATACATTTCGGCGGCTGGTTGGTCAATAAAATCCTCCGATTGTAGACATTCATCTTTGATCCAGCGGCGCACGGGGGTGAGTTCGCTGAAATATTCGTCCAAAAGTTCATCCACTGCTTTAGGTTTGGTGAAGCCTCTTTGGTGTACCAGACGGCGATAACCCCTGAGTGCCATATTAAGTAGATGAGTTAGAGCTTCTGGCGTGGTGAGTTTTTCTTTGATTTTAGGGTCATAATTGGGGTCATTCTTGGTAAATCTGGCATTAAACGGTATCATGATAAGACGCTCCGCCATGCCAAATGACGTGTCCCACACCTTTGGTATATTGTTCGTTGCGAAAAGGAGCTTTGCATAATTTTTCAGTGTGAATGGATTTTGATTCTTTCGCTCGACTGTGATGGAGTCCCCTGAGATGAGTTTTTTGAGTACAGCCGTGTCTTTGATGGGCTTGTCCCCTATATCGTCGCCAATATTGGCTAGTTTGTGTTCTAATTCCGCCGTCTTGAACTTATCATTGAGTGAGGCAAGTTCAACGGAACTGTAATTTTCTTCACCTAAAAAGGCTTTGAGTACATCTAAGATGGTGGATTTTCCATTCCGACCAGAGCCAAATAGGACGAATCCTTTGTGATAAAGAGCGTGTTTGGCGAGTAAGTAACCCACCATTTCTTCAAATAGGTTGAAAAGTTCCTGGTCTTGCTGAAATACATTCATGAGTGTTTGTTCTAAAAGGTCGTGATTGGGGGCGATAGGGTCATAGTAGATGGGCAACTGTGAGAACTCGATTATGTCGGGTGTGTGTGGTAAAAGCTCGCCCGTGAGTAGATTCACTCGACCATTCAATACATTTACGACTTCTCTCTGGATATCAATGTCCTCTGGATCAATGGTGGTCACATCTTGAATATACCGCTTCACTTCGTTTTGCTGCCTGATATTACAAGCCCTATACATTGATCGCATCTCACGCTCAATCGTGCGCTCTCTGTTCTGGTAATAACCGCTTCTGTAGGTGTAAATGACACCGTGATAGGTGATCACTTTAAGCCCTTCGAGTAGAGCTTCGGCGAATTTCCAATGGAGAAACTTCTTGTCGTCGAAAAACTCACTGATTACCGCTGCTTGTCCCGCTTCAAAAAATGCTTCGTCTCGCAGGATGATTTCTAGTTCGTCCTCTGGTAAGGGGTCTTTGAGCACATAGTCATTGATAAGAGTTAGAGTTTCCCTCACTTGTTCGTCAGTAAAGCCCCTTGTTTGTAGAACGCCGGAATAGCGAAATAGAGCGTCATTGCGGGAACCTTCCCCCATGTTGGGGAAGTCAAAGTCGTCTTTGTACTTTTGACCGTGGATGATTTTGAGCCAAACTGGGGCTTCTTCAACTTCCTCCCATGGAATATCCCGTATCCATTCCCGCCACTTGCCGTTTAGTTTAACAGTAGATAGACTGTTTACGTCCCAGCCCCTAATATCTTGGGTCAGTCCTAGAGCGTTGCGCCTTTTTGTGGGACTACCTGTGCCGTTTGGTGTCCTAAACCAGACATGGATTCCTCGGTCGGTTTGCATGACGCGACATTTAAGGTTCAGATCCTCTATGATTTGAAGCATGATGTCTGCTTCGTCACCATCGTCGAAGTCGAAATTACTAAACGGTGCGGGTGATTTTATGGCTAGGTTCGCTTCGTCCGCCACTTCAGCAAGTGAGAAACACTCAACCCCGCCGAACTCGTGTAAAGGACGCTTGTCCTCATTGATAACAACATATTCGAGCTTAAACGGCGGTAAGGGTCGGTTAGATGATTTTGTCTCCTCTGGTTTTTTAAGCGGGGCTAGTTTGATTTTAGCCATTCATTTCGTCACCTCCTTGTACTTACCACAAGTCGTCCATGAGTTCTTGTAGGTTACCCCTTATGTCGTCTATTTCTGTAATTCCTCGAATGTCAACTATGTCCCCCAATATACTCCCTAGCCTATCTTCGATCTCGTCGCAAAGGTCATGTATTAAATCCTCTACCTCCCCTACGATAAAATCTCTGTCTAAGTCCGTTTCCACCCGTTCTATAAATTCTTTCCGCAGTTTACCTTTCACAATAGCCCTCCTTGTCCCCCCCGTCGCCATCATGTGTCAACATGAATTTTTGTTCCATTATATCCTCTCCTTTTTTGCAGCCTGCTGTTTCATCTCAATCAATGAAGATAATTTCTATTTTAGATATTCTTCCATCTTCATTGTATGTTGCATAGACAGGATAGGAACCGTCTCCATATCCTGAGTCAGACGATACAGCAGTCCCAAGTCCTATAGCAAAGAATTCTCCTGCAAAATCATCGTTGTCTCTAGCATTAAATGCTCTTTCTGAAAAAGTACCGGTTTCCAGAGTATGCATAACCATAAAATTGTCTAAGATGTTCAAAATTAGAGGGTAATCTCCAGATCTAACATCTTTTATGCAGTAAGAACTTCGATGTTTCATTATAGCTAGTCGGGGCATTTTATTTTTAAGTTCTGTTTTTGCTTCTTCCTTATCTTTTCCCCAGAATACTAGATTCTTCACATCTCCTCCTTTAATAGAAAGTTCATTCAAATAACATGGATCTACAATTACAATGCCTCCGCTATCAACAGAAACTACTCCAACTTGCTTTCTACTCATGCCTTCCTCCTTGTCCCCTCGTCGCCGCCACTTGCTCAATCGTCCTCGCTTCGAGCGACCGCAAGATGAAATCTGTAATACTTTCAGCCATTTGAATAACAAGGCTCAGGCGGGTGTTTCGTAACACCACATGTTCCATAAAACCTCCAACGTTGACCACCCCAATGATATTATAATCACCGACGGGGGGTAGAACCTTGCCTACGCCAGTACCCGGTTTAAGCGCACCGTCTCTTAATTTCATCGAACCGACGGATTTTGCTTTTCCCAAACAAGCGTCAATTCCAACAATACATGCGTCGGGGTGAGCTTCCTCAATACGTTCAAGTGTTTCCGTCAAGTTTAAAGCGTGTACTGGATGGTCAAGCGTACCGTAGACGTTCGGCACTCCTGCTTCCGTCAGCATAGTGCCCACAAAAGGCCCAAGACTGTCCCCTGTCGCTCGGTCTGTTCCGACACATACCCACACAAGCCCCCTATCTATAGGAAATGGGAAAAATGCAGGTCTCCTACTCTCCAAAGTCCACCTTCTGCGGTGTTTAGATTTACTCACAAGTTTACCTCCTAATCTTCCAATACTAGCTGTTTCAGATGGGGAGTATGTGCTCCCCATCTACCAATGTCACACCTACCTTTACCCTTCTTCGGCAGACTGGGCAATGTAGTAAGCCACGGTCTCGAAACACTCAATCAAATCATCAATGGTCTCTACTTTAACATCGGGGTCCAGAGTCAGGCTTTCGATGTATTCACGCAGATAGCCCATCTCTTGAAACATTTCAATGTACCTCAGTAACACGAGCAACTTATGCATTTTCTCACCTCCATGTGGAATATTTTGTGCATACACCGGGCAGGATATGATGGGGAGTGTTGGCTCCCCACAGCCCTAACACGCATCACTAAACTTGATAACCCCGACGTATTTAACGTGTCCGCTCATAGCTTCTCGTTTTGCTTCAGTTCTAGATTCATACCATCTGGTTTGTACTACACCATGGCCCTCTAGTGCGATTCTGGCGCAGTATCTGACGGTACCATCCGACATAGTCTCACTCACGATAATGTGCTGCACTAGGACACCTCCTTGAAGTTTAGAACAGTATTTTTTTTGCGTCAACCTCAGAATATCTTATCTAATATTGACTACTTAGCTTTCCCATACTCAATCTGTGTACGAGGGACAAAATGATCTTCGACCCTTGGATTATGCTTATTGAACCATTTCCGATACCCCATACTCAACATCTGCTCAATATAAGGCTCTTGAACCCCTATAAATGCCATATCTTTATTCCCATGTCCACAACAACACCCATGCGTTTTAATACCCCTCTCCCATAAACCTATAATTTCAGGAAGCAAGCACTTATCAATTGCTACAAGCTTAGGTTCTCGCTCACAATCATCTTCCCATTCAAACTTAGCTTCCCAAGGTAGATAAATCAAATACGCACAGCTATACGTACCAAAACCAATCTCGCTGCAAAACTTCACCATATCACCTCCTTGGCTTCATAGTCAAGACATGCCCAACTTTCCGGCTTCTTGACTTTGGGGTAACGCCTTTCTTTTCCACACCGTCCCCATTTTTCATACATCACTCTTGGCGGTTCATAATGCTTGCAGGCTCCGCATCTATTCATCACCCAGCACCTCCAAATTAGCCATCATGACACCTCTTACCACAGATCATTTATAAGGCTCTGCGCCTTATCATAGACTTCGCCTAATTCTGACAGATCCTTAACATTAGGAAGGTCTGTCATTATGTCTCTCACTCGTAATTCAATCTCGTCACATAGACCATTTAGAACATCTTCAGCAACTCTTAAAGTAGATTCTTCATCCCTATTGCTCATCAATTCAGTTTCCATACGTTCGAGAAACATGTTCCGTAGTTTTCCTTTTGTATCCAATCCTCTAAACATCCCCCAGCACCTCCAAAAGTTCGGGGTTGTCGTGGATCATCCCGATTACTTCACAGGCTGATGTCAATGTAGTGGCGTCCCACACATAATGTCCGACCCCCGAAATATTCCATCCGCTGTATCCAAACATTACTCTACCCACAATTCTCTTCTTAACCCCATTGCTGTAGTAATAACCCTTTACAACATCACCCTCAAAAATCTTCACACCATATTTGTCTTTAAGACCGGTGTACTGACCTACCGTTTCGGGGTATACCGGGAAGTTTAGCGCCACCGGTGTTTGCTCCATGATTGACGTTTTGTAATCCCCGCTGGAATACTTGCTTTGAAGTAAGTCTCCATACACCCACTCGCCGTTATCAATCCTCTTGCCCCGGAACATGATCTCTCTATTCATCCCTAGCACCTCCTTGGCTTTGGTTAAGATGTCTTGAACCTTACTTGGTGAAGCAAACTTTACCCACTCCACCCTGTGACCGCAGGAGTCGTGGGTTTCTCGGTATGTTACTTGGCTTTCACCAACCGCCTCCTCGCAACATGGGCACCACCAGTAACCACTATCCATCCCCCAGCACCTCCTTAGCTTTCTCTAAATTTCTCTGCGCTGTGAGTTGTATTTCGGTTGCGTAGCGCCTACCTGCATCTGGATTATCAAAGTTTACCTTCGCCAGCATCGCCTGCCGCTCAATGTATTCTAATGTTTTCACAAGCTCCTTCGCCAGATCTTCTAGTACCTCTGTATAAGTCACATACTCACCATGATAGTGGCTCATCCCAGCACCTCCTTGACAGGCCACTCTGCACCAATAACTTCCCAGTCATCTTTTTTGTCAAGAGGTAATTCTACTTCCACCGTCTTAATTTCAGTCCATGTAATTTCGGGGTTATACCCCGCGCGGGCCAAAACAAGTTTAATTTTCATCCCCCCAGCGCCTCCCTGGCTTTTCCCAACAGCCCGTTAGCTTCGCTAACCAAGTCCAGGTCAAGCTCTAGTCGTCCTTCGAGATAACGGGGAGTGACTCTCCCCAACATATCCATGAGCTCTCGGGCGAGGGCTTCGGCTTCCAACACCCTCTCTATCGCATGTTCGGCTACCTCGTATAGTGCGTACTGTGTGTTAAAACTTGGGTTTGGATCCCAAAACAAGGGGGCTCTCTCCCGTATCGCTTCCAAATCAGCTTTCAAATCACGTTTTTCCATCATTGAACCCCTCTCAATTTAAGCACGACACGCTCCCTTATGTCGTTTAGCGTCAAGTTCATCGCTACGCTCTCGGGTAGGTCTAAATTCACATGACCTCTCACTTCTCCGTCAAAGTATCCCACGAGTATTCCACAGTAGACCACTTCACGTTCACCGCATCGAGTCGTACTTACCAAGTTGGCTACGACATTCAGTATCTGAATCATTATTCGCCCTCCTTAAATGGTAAGTCAATCAGTTCCGGCTTGTTTCTGTGTGTCCATATTGCACACATGAGATTCCAAACAAACGCTCTATCGTGCGGTTCGTCGGTATCACCCCTGCACCATTTCAAATAATGTCTAACGGCCGAGTCTATGAAACAATGAACCGGAATACCTTTTTCCCAGTTCCTGTCATTATATTTCTTGGCCCCATCTTCATATTGCTTTGAAACGTCAAGTAAAGCTGAATACCATTGCTTGTCATCCTTGCCTATAAACTCATCCAGTGCGAACCATAAAGAAGCGGTATCGCCTAGTCGAATGTATTCTTCTATAAATGTGAATACTCTGTCGTTCATTCTGTCTGCTATTATCCCTAAAGGCAGAAGGTCACAACGGCCGACGCCCGGTCGTGCATCTCTAACCGCCCCGCTTTCAAATTGTTTTCTATACCCGCTGTCGAGTATTTCCATCGTATTCATCCTTTCTCATCCACTTATATCCTCTGTGTGTTTTCCTCTTACCATTGACGCACATAGATATTTTCCCACTACAAAATCCTTGTCTTTGTGCTTCTTGCATTGATGCAAAAGTAATGATTCGTTCTTCTGATATTGCCACGACGGGGATTGAAAGCGCTTTTATGACCTTGGATATATCACGTTTCTTAGCTATCTCCAAATGCATTCCGCTATGCATTAAATTTTCACTGGCATTTGTCCAATACAGATTAATTACTCTGTTATCGGTTTTTATATCGTTCATATGTCCGACGTACGGCAAGCCATTGGTATTAGGAGTATGTGCTAATGCAACAAGCCTGCTGACAAGCCACGTCTTGCATTTTTTATCCTTGTATAGGTTTACTCTGTAATAGCCGTGATTATCGAGTTTCTGCTTTAGTACTCTGCCTTTTTTTATGTAATTGGCAACACCGTTAAATGTCATCCTGTCTAAACTTCTGACCCTGCCGATACTGCTTACTTGATACAATCCTTCATAGCCTACAACGTCTCTCCATACTTCTTTTTTCATTTCAGCCCCAGTCTCAAACTCTCGCCTTTGCCCACTATCCTTAATCTCCACGCTTCCCCCTCCTTGTATCTCGTTCGAGTACTGCTTCAAACATACGTTGGGCTTGCCTTAGTCCCATAGCCTTACCTGCACTAAAGTCGGGGTCGGTTGGGTCGAGTTTAACTTCGTTGTCGATTTCCAGAAGCGTCATTTTAATATCTGCTCGCAGAGCGTTGTAGGTTACGAATAATTTATCAACCCTGCGATCTAACGTGAAAACGACCCCTAGTGATATGAGTATCAAGATTACAAACGCCAATTCAAGACTCAACAGACTCGTCATTTTGGAACCTCCTCGCTATTTCGTAAACCACGTTGACAGTCACCGCATTTCCCGCTCGCTTGTAAAGTTGCCTATCACTAACCCCGGCTGCTTTAGCGTTGTGGAAATGTTCATCGGGGAAGCCCTGTAAACGGAAACACTCTAGTGGTGTCAATCTGCGAATTCTAACTCCGTCATGAATCGTGTCATGGTTGTGTTTTGCTGTGATTGAACCCCTACCGCCAGAACGCACCGTGTTGTTAACATCGTCTGGTCCAGGAATGTGTGGTGGTTTTTCTAGGGTCATTGGTACATGGCTTGTCCCCAAACAATGACTTCTACCCTCTGGATAAGTAACGTGGGTTCCTTGGATGGACGATTTTTTCTCGTCATTTCTAGCAAGGTGAAACCCGTCTTCTGTTTGCCTAACCATTACCCCTGTTTGTCTTTTCTCAACTCTGTCAGGTGTTAGAACGGGCATGATTGCAACTGCAGCATCATTTGTGTTCGCCCTCAAAGTCCTGGCTAGGTTCATAAGGGGCTTACGCACATATCCATCTCCTTGTTGCTTATAGGAAACTCCGCCCACTGCATACAACCCAGTTTTGGCACCCATCCCTCCAGCTTGACTTGCCAAGGTAACACTAACTCCTGCAGAATCATACACTCGATACCCCTGTGTCCCACCTACAAGTTGCCTAAGAGCTTGTCCACTTGTTCCTGTGATAGGAAATACTTCTCGTCTGGGGAATCTTCGAGAATGTCCCACAATGAACACCCGTTCTCTGTTTTGGGGGACTCCGAAATCTTTACTGTTAAGCACTTGCCATTCAACATCATACCCGAGTTCATCCAGCGTGGATAAGATGATAGCGAATGTTCTCCCCTTGTCGTGCGATAGAAGCCCTTTGACGTTTTCAAGCAGTAAAAACCGTGGTTCGATTTGTTTGGCGATTCTTGCAATCTCGAAGAACATAGTTCCTCTAGTGTCCTCAAATCCTCGTCGTTTACCTGCAACTGAAAACGCTTGGCAGGGGAACCCTCCTGTGATGAGGTCAACTTTCCCTCTAAGTTCTCTCGCTTCACTGTCCGTCACCTCCGTAATATCTTCCCAATCAACTTCACCTTCCGTGTCAAAATTGGCCTTGTATATTTGGCGGGCGAATTTGTCTATCTCGCAAAAACCTATACACTTATGACCCACCTGTTCTAACGCTAGTCTGAATCCTCCGATCAAATGCCGGAGAAAAGATCTAAAAAAGTCATTTTCTCATTCGGCATATGACATCACCTCCTCGTGAAAGTGTATTTTCATGTGTTCGCTACGGTCTGTGATGTATAGATTATCTGGCGAATTATCTAGTCTGTTTCCGTTTATGTGGTGGACGATTTCATCGCTTTCCAACTCACGGCCTAGCTTGTTTTCCGCAATTATCCGGTGTAAAGCCACCCTTGTTCCGTCCCTCAACAAAACCATTGCGTACCCATCTGATATAGAAATGCCGCCTTTGAAATTGTGAGGGATTGACCCTTTTTGAAAAGAACCGCTGTTAGGTTTGCTTTCTTTGCGCAATTTCCACGCTTGATTCCCTTTCTCGAATTGACCACTTGTCCGACCTTTTACCCGGGCATTATGACCACTTATAAACTCGTTCCAATTGAAAGGCTTTCTTTTACTTCTTGTTACTTGTTGACCGCAACCACATTTGCAAAACTTCACCCAATGTCCCTCCTTAGATCATAATATTAAGTTCCTTCTCCACCGTCTCGATCACATCATCCAGAGTTAAATATCCTGCTATCACATCGCCGAACATGGTGTCTACGTCCTTCAGGAATCGCTGCGCTCTGGTCTTGCCGAACCCGAGCTTGTCCTTCAAGCAAAGGGCTAATACTGCCGAATACTGCCTGACAGTGTAGTCGACGGCGTTTCTCGTTCGTTCCTCAATGATGGACTCCAACTCTTTCGCCACGACACCGTTTCGTTCGAGTCTGCGTCTTGTGCCCCTATTCAAAGTCGTCATAATACCCCTCCAGTAGCCCTAAGTCTCGCATGACCCAATATCTGAACTGTGCCTTCGTCATGGGTGTGTACCGTCTGCGTCTCAACCTTTCTTCGGCTTTCCTTCCGATTTCTACCTCAATCGCTATTCGCTCACTCTGTTCAAACACTACGTCCCTTCTGCTCTTAACCATGGCAGTACCCACCTTGACAGTTTGGACAAATGTGTTTAAAGTTGTACCCTTTTAACCCCATGGTCATTTTCCAACGGTTCTGTTTGATGTAATCGAGTGCTTGATCCCAAGATGGGAAGGACTTAGTCACGTTTGCACCGCAGGTGTCACAACTTAAAATATGTGAACCCATCACTTTAACAATCACCTTAGTAGCCTCCCTACTGTACTAATGAATTCATCCAATGTTCTGATTTCAAAGTGTAGTCCACCGTTAGCTTCGATTCTCTTTTTATGTAGCACTTGAGCGGGTTCTAGCTCATTGTCGCCTACTTTCAACTCAAAAGCCACGTACCTACCTTTAATGCAAGCGGTGATGTCGGGGGTTCCTCTCGACCCCCAACTATCACCGTGATTATTATTGTGGTATATCCCTAACGTTTTAAGGTGGTCGATACACTTTCGTTGAAGTGTACTCTCCCGCATGACTTATCCTAGCAGGTCGTCCAAATTGACGCTGCCCTTTTGGGCTTGTCCCTTTTCAGCGAATCCTTCGGACGGTTTCCAGTTTTTAAGTCGAACCCATGTGACAGTTTTATTAGGATCGTCCTTGTTAGGTTGTATATCATGGGTCACATCAGCTTGGAAGAAACAGCCCACTAGATCCGCAGGGTCAACTTCTTCGATTGTAAAGTCATTAAGAGCGTTTTTGGCGAAGTAGCTAAAGGCGTTAAGCGCTCCTTCGTTCGGCTCGCCGTCTTGGGTCATAAGGAAGAATCTTTCGTTATTCTTTCTGCCATCTGCTGTCACCATCTGAACGTCCATTATACCAAAGTCCTCGTCATACTCTGCGCCTGTAATCTTAAAAACGTGCGTACCTTCTGGAATTGGGGTGAATCCACCTTTGCTCAATTTAATCTTTGCCATCTTAACTTCTCTCCTTTTTCTCATTGATTGTGTTTATGGTAAGTTTCGTCAAAAACCCCATAACCGTCAGAAACACTAGACCTAACATCACGAGCATACCTGCTAGAAACCAAAGAATATTCATTTACTCCTCCTCCACCGTCAAGTTCACCGTTAAAGCCAATGCTTGCTCCTCATTAAACCCTGCGTCTACAAATTCTTGGTACACTACCCACATCTCCCTCGCCGTCTTACGAGCCTCTAACCTCAACTCCCACAACGGATCGAAGTGAATCGGAAACGATAATTTACTTTTATACCATTCTTCTGGTGACATTTACCTAACCTCCTAGTATATGCTAGATTCACCTAAATTATATATGCCTGCCTGCGGTCTGTCAACAATTATTTTCTTTTTGTTTGTGTAAAGCGAAGTGTTTCTGTGGTAAGGGTGTACTTATCGTAGAGTCCATCGGCTTTTAGAGCGTCCTCGTCGATTGTTAATCTTTCACTACGGGTGAGAGTGAATACATAATCGTCGCCCTCGATTTCCACTTTGTTGTCACCGTCCCTAAATTGTTCGGAACAGTACGCCTTAATGGATTCCGTCAATTCCTTCAATCGTTTCTCGTCGTCTTTGATGGTCGCTTTAACCGTATCAATAGTGGTCTTTAGTCGCTCCGCTTCTTCGATGATGGAGGTTAGATCCTCCTCCGATTCTACTACGTTCTTTCGTAGTGCTGCTAGAATCTCTTTGTCGGCTTTTTCATCAAAAGCGGGCGAGATTCCAGTCACGACATGCTTGTCCCACCACTGTGTAGCGGCTTCGATGAATTTATCAAACTGCGGATACCGTTCGGACACAAGAAATTCATCTATAATGGTGTTCTCGATAGATGGTTCAAACGCTTCTGGGTTCACGTAGTCCTTTTCCTCCAGGAAACTAGCTACCATGACTACGTGATCTACCCCTAAGAGATAAGCGTATAAACAGGCTTGTAGGGCGTAGTGGTGGGGGGCTTTACCATCTGCCCAATCTTCCACTCTACTTGTAGTTTTGATTTCGATTACGGATTCCACTTCGCCTTTGTCGTTGTAGGACAAAGCGTCCCACATGCCTCCAAACACCCGTTCTTTGGGGAAGAAGTCACCCCAAGTTTTTTGGAAGTAGTTCTCGCCGTAAACATCGGTTGGTGATTTTAGACTTCCTCCGAAGTAGAGCTTGTTGAGATACTCAATGACTTTCGGCTCAATGGTTTTTCCAGCTATCGTGTACTTGTTATCCTCGAACGGTTTCTCATACGTTCTTGTGACGGCGCACCAAATCTCAAAAGGGGTAGTCCACTTATCCAATCCCAGTACGGCGGCGAACCTTGTCCCAGTCAACTTTTTACAACGTTTGGGTGGAGTAATCTCCACCCTGTTTTCATTCCAGTTCATTTAGACAATCCTCCCATTCTCATCGAAAATTATATCTACGGGTATATTTGCATTTTTCACAGGGCATTGCTTTGCTGGAGCGGTACACGCCCAATAGTATAAACACGCTTTCCCACCGTCCATTACGAATTTAACTAATTTCATCGGTCGTCCGCACCCGCAGACGGGTCGTAGTTCGTCAGGAATAGGTTTATCCATTTTAGCCCTCCTTCGCAGCGTCAATCATTTCGCCAATCTTGATTAGTAGAGCCTCGCAAGTCTTTTTGGTGAGCTTGTCCTGACTAAAGTTATCAGTCTTGGTCGCAAGATTCGTGATAAATTCTTCTCGCTGTGGGTCGGTTTCACGTAATAGGGATAACTGTTTCTTCAATGCGTTAATCTGCATTTTAGTCGCTTTACTGTCACCCTTCGTAAGTTCCTCTTTAATCTCCTCACGCTTCTCTGGGCTAGCTGGACGTTTTGGTACTTCAACTTCCCCGTCGTCCTCTGGGTCGTTTCCTTCCGCTACGTTGAAATTAGAAGCCAGGAAGAATTTATGACCACCTGTGACCGCTTTATACAGAGCCTTGTCGCCGTTATCTGCACCTGTACCTGCGAAGAAGAATTCTTCATACTCGCCCGTGTCAGGGTCTGTTAGTTGTCCACGGAACTTCGCTTCGATTAGGTACATCTTGTCGCTTATCGAGCCATGGTAGATCGTATCCAGGGTTTCCATTTTCCAGAGTAAACCCACTTCTTGCAGGGCTTGCTCGAAGTTCTTCTTGTACTGCGATTCCTTAATGTATTTGTATCGTTGGTGCATGTTAGTACCGTCCTTCTCCCATTGGAAACTCGCCATAATCTCTCGGAGCCTCGCCCACTTCTTCAAAAACGTCTTTCTGTCCTTACTGATTTCTGCCATTTAATTATCCCCCTTGTATAGTTTTAGAAGTAATCTTCTGATCGTCACAGCGTTCTGTTCTATTACTGACTTTCTCGGAGACCTAAGTTGACCGATGTACCTCCAATACTTATACATGTCCCCCAGTTCTTCCTCGGCCTTCCTCATAGCCTCCCGCTTATTCACTTCGTACTTCTCGTTATACTCGTGTTCCGAACGGATCTCGTCCAGCAGATACTGAATCATTTCCAGCGTCTCGTACATCACAATCCCTCCAATAGAGCTTCTAACTCCTTTTTTATTTGATTAACTTTGCGGCGGTTCACCCTTTTTGGTTTTACACCCAAGTAATCGTTGATCATTTTCTTAGCTTTTTGAACGTAGTGGTCTTTGTCTACTGCTTCAATTGTGAGTTCGTTCTTGTTATCAATGATACAGTTTGTAGGTAGTCCCCCAATCTTAGTAGGTCTCCCTGTCTCAACGTGCACCTTATAAAGAGTACCCATACTCCAATCGTTTGTAGCGTAAACTCGGTTCACCTTCTGAACTTGGATTTCATTACCATTCACAATGTGGTAAACATGACTGTACTTTCCACCCGCTTTTGCTATATACTGAAACTCGTGGATATTGTCGCAGGTTAGGATTGTTTCCTCCACAGGCTTATCCTTCACGAAGTAGTCGATGATCGCTTTCTTGACTATGACGTAGTCGTTGTTCACGTTCCACGCCCCTGCTAGGGCGATTCCGTAGTTGACGTAGCCTCCTTTCGTTTTGACTCGACCGTTCATTAGAACCATAACGTAATTATTCACGTTGGACTGTACGATCTTCTTGACTTTATCTTCTTCTAACATGAACCCTGTTCTAGCTTCCCATTCAGCGTTGATTGCGTGGACTTTGGGTAGTTCGGAATCGTCAATGGAAAATAAAACACCGTCGGTGTTGAGGTTTATTATCCTAATCGTTTCGCATTGCTCCAAGTACCCAACTACAAGGTCGGTTAAGAACAGTTGCCCCGAGACACATACGCTCCGACCCATAAGGGGGTCATAGAGATCATTATATGGGTTTAACATGCACCCGTAGGACGTGTTTAAAATTAACTTATAGGTGTCGGAGATAACTTTGTCACCCTCGTTTTTCGCCTTGAGCCTGTCCCGATAAATTCGCTCAAAGAGCTTATCGTCTGGGATATTTCGACTCGTATATCCTTGTCTCACCATTAGGCTAGGGTACAGTCAAAGTGAGGCCACGTCGTAATTTCGTAGCACTCTCATTCAACCACCTCCTCCCATTTGAACCCGAAAGCTGAATTTCGCTTTCCGTCGAGAACCTCCTTGATCTTAGAAACCTTGTTTTTACTACGATATTGAGGAAAATGTTCTGCGATCCATCTAGCCGCATCGCTCATACTGTCGAACACTTTCGTAGGTTCTCCGGTTTCCAAAGATATTCCCCTAGTGCTCCTCATTCTGTGCTTTTGAAGATCCCTCATTTTTTGCTTAAACTCCGGAGAATTACAATGTTTTTTGCGTTTACGTTGGACTTCGTCGCTCAAATAAGACTCCAACGCTCGCGTTCGTACTACCGGGTTTAGGAACGGTTCGTCATCGGGTTCGATCATGTTGTACTCAGGATTTAACTTCTCGTACCAAATTCTTTCTTTGTCTAACTTTTCTTCTCGTTCACAGAACTCTAGGATTTCCACTTTGAAATTATCCCTTCCGTGGTCTAATATGTCAGTATAGAAAGGGTGTTTTCCGTAATATTTGTGAGCCGCTGAAGTAAAATGCTGGGAGAGCCGGAGTCCAATGTTATAAGAACTCCCTAGATATCGCTTTCCGTTGAGAGTGTTGGTGATTAGATATACGCCACATTTTCCACACAAACCGTGTCGACCCCAAGATCCTATTCTAATCCCCATTTTCCTCATTTTCCTCACTTTCCTCACTCTCATTGCTTTCTCAACACCTTAGTTCCTATTCCTATTAGGAGTATAAAGAGGGCTAACGGTGGGTAGACGAACAATGAGATTAGAAACAGTGCGAATATCATTCTCTACTCACCTCCTCAACTCTTCTTCTCGCCATTTCAACGTATTCCTCGGCTATGTCGATCCCGATGTAGTTCCGTCCGTTCAATTTAGCCATTTTACAGGTTGTCCCACTTCCGCACATAGGATCTAATACTATATCACCAGGATTTGACCAACTTAGGATATGGTCTTGGGCTAGTTGTTCAGGAAACACGGCGGGGTGATCTCCCCTCTCTGGGGGCACATACCACCAGTTGTTCCTTCGGGAGAACCTCTTAGAGGGCTTCCTCGTTTCCACTTTATGTTTACCGTCCACTCTTCTCCGCCCAACTCCCGACTTGTCTTTCCCGAACGACTGGTTGGGTTTATCGTATATAAGGTTATAGGTTTTTATCTTCCCTTTGGTGAATACGAACATGTACTCGAAGTTTTGGGTGTAGCACTTATTACTCCCCACAGCCCCGCCTCCGTCTTTGATCCAGATCATAGTGTCGTGTAAATTAAATCCAATCTCCTTGAAATATAACGCCTGTCTAAAACTCGTCCCTGTTTCACTACCTTTGATGGTAGCGTCATTCACTACCCAAACAACAACTCCACCTTGCTTTGTCACCCTATACAACTCTTTGGCGATTTCCTCAAAGTTGAAAGTGTACCCCTTATACGTTCGTAGATTATCATAAGGTGGGGAAGTGACCGTGAGGTCGATTACACCTTCTGGGAACGTCCTTAACACTTCTAAACAGTCACCGTGATAAATATGATTAAGTTTCACTTTCTTCGCTCACCTCCATGTAATTAGGTAATGCCCCGTGAATGCCGCCGTATCCTACGACACAAGTCATATCCTGTAGCTGAAACTCCAGCTTACTCTTGAATACATCGTCGTCGCTTAACTCGGGATCGTGCATACGGTCGAAGAACTCAAACACTTCTTTGGGTATTCTGTCACGGTTCAAATTGTCGGGGTACACGTACTCCCTCTCGTCGAATCTTGGAACCTGTTTAGCGTCTAGGAACATCGCAGTCATTTTGGCGTTGGTGGAATAGAGTGCCCTGGTATCTGGTATCCCTTTCATCCGTCCCAGCGAGAGTTTACCTTGTAGGTATGACTTTCGCAGTTTGACCAGTTCTACCACCATATCAACGTCGTACTTACAATATGTGATCACTTCTTCAAGTTCCTGTTCCGTGAGTGGGCGGTCAATGTCGAATGGTACAGTCGATTCTTCGATATTCATACCCAAGTGACCCTCAATAGCTTTAAGACTCAAGCCTATTTGCATATCGTCGCTAATATCAGCCACATTGAACCACGCCTTGTTCTCCTGAAGAAACCAATGTTCCCAACCCATACCTCCACCAATGATAAAGTCGTTGATCTCTTTCACCATGCGGTTGTCGGCTCCACAAAGTACAGCTTGTAGGATGAATCTGTCGTAGAATTTCGAGTTAAAGCCTATAAAGAGCTTGTCCTCCGTGGCGAACTGTTTCACTCCGTAGTTGTCGTTGTGGAACACGGTGAACTCGTTATCCGCTATGTCTTTGAATACCACTAGCCAATCGTGGGCAAACACCTCAAAGTCGAAAGCGTACATTTTCATTTCAACCGTCCCTCGCTATCGAAATGACGGTCAAATTCCATTTCAGTCGCTATAGCGAACAGCTCATGCTTTCCGACTACTACCTTTATAATGTGGGGATATTCTTCATTAAATTTTTCGGTTGTGAGCTCTAAATCGTGGTCTTTGATTATCTCGACTAACTCGTCTAGCCGGAACTGATTCGCGCCGCCTCTCCCGTCAATACACCCTATTGCCTCCATTTCGTCTCTGATTTCCTCGTACCTGTCTAGTAACTCAATTAACTTTTTCATTTTTTCTTACCTCCCGAATAGCTTCTGGTGAAGCTCGTCATATATTCTGTAAACAACTTCTCGCTAAAATCCTCATATTTCGCTAAGGCCTTATAAATATCTTCCTCCACCGACTTCTTGGTGATGAAGTGGATATAGCTACATTTTTGGATCTGGCCTATCCGATGAATCCGGTCTCGACTTTGTTCTAACGTAGTGCTACTTAGAGTCGGCTCGTAGTAAATGATCGTGTCTGCTGCAAATAAGTCAATCCCTTGTGCTCCACTCTGGTACTGGCAAATAATAACCCTAATTGATTCGTCCGATTGGAACTGTTTCCAAACCTCTTTGTCCTTCTGTTCACCGTCTAAGATAACGTGTTTGAACCCTAACTTCTTTAGGAGCTTCGAGACACTTAGTATCGAGTGCCTATATTCGCAAAATATAACCAGCTTTTTCTCCCAGCCGTCTAAGAAGTCCTCCAGCACTTTCAATTTCTCTGACTTTAATTCCACAACTTGCCCATCTTCCAAGGTTAAAAACCCGCTACACACCTGCCTCAACTTAGTCATTCTAGCGAGTGGGTTCTCCAAGAGTAGGTCATAATCGAGGGATGCCCCGTCTTTATGTAACTCTTTGTAGAGCTTCTGCTCTTTCATCTCAATATCGTAGATTTCGTCTGGTAGCTTGTCCGGTAAATCGAGTGCTTCCTCCTTCGTAACCCTGTGACAATACATGTCCATAATCTCTTGGAACTCGTCCACGTTAATGTATCGACTTGGTTTCCAATATTGATCGAGTATACAGTATTTATCGGTGAATTGTGACCATGTACCGAACAGTTCAGAAGCTACTCTACCTCTCACCACTTTAGGGTACAAGAACGCATACTGTGCCCATAAATCTTCCAATCGTCCGTTACCAATAGGTGTACCCGTCAAGATGTAGCGATATTTCGCTTTGAGGGCCAACTTCAAAATGAAGCTACTTTGTTTTGCCGTTCGATTCTTGATCTTGTGGCTTTCGTCCAAGACGATGCAATCCCACGCCTTATCGTACCCCTTACCTTTTCGCCATACTGATTCGTAGTTGATCACATGGAGCACTTCTTCCAGTACCGCTTGTTCGGCAGGTGGGAATTTCGCAATGTCCCTAGGCCATGCGCCCATTGGAGCTTTTGGTGCTATCACAAGTGCTGATTCTATTTCACCCGCTAAGGCTAACCTTGCTAGATGGGACAACATACAAATCGTTTTTCCTAAACCTTGTTGGTGAAACAAGAAGAACCCTTCGTGCAACCTTAGATATTGTAGGGCTACCTTTTGGTGGTCGTAGAGTTTAATCATCTTCCACCTCGATAACGTGATAAGTGTCCGAATATGGGGTGTTTAATTTTTCACATCGCCTCCTATAACCAATGGATCTGTAAAAATAGAAAGTTTGCTTTTCTATGCCCAATCGTCCCGCCATTTCCTCGATCGTGCCTAAGTCAATGAACTCGTCTCCCTTGTATAAGGCGTAAACTCTAGCCTTTGTCATACTCGACCCACCTCCACGAGAATATATCGCTTCTCGTAAGGGTACTTGTCTCCGTCAGCTTTGTGGGCATATAGAGTTCGTTCGGATACTCCCGTTATCTCACGGAGCCGACCCATGTCACCTATGGCTAGGAACGTGTCACCACAATACAGAGCGTACTCCTTCTTCTTTTTCCGTTTCTTCATGTCAACTGATCTCCGGTAACTTGATTACTTCATAAGGATATAGCGTGTCGTTTTTCAAACCGTTCATTTGTCCGATCTTATACCTGACTTCGTCCCAATCGCACCCTTGATAAAACTCGCTGTAGATGTCCCAAATGGTATCTCCTGGTAGAACCTGATAGGTTAAGGGTCTAGGTAGAGTAGGTGGAGTAGGTTCGTCCTGTACTGGCACATCTAACCAATCGCCATAAAAGCAATCGTATAACCACCATCCACCATAACCCACAAACCCAATCAGTAGTGCGATCAGTAGTAACGCTGATATAGTTTCGATTCGTTCCATTAGAACCCCTCCTGTGCTTCTTCACAACAGTATTCGTCGCAGTATGGGGTGTCAAGTTTGTCCCAATAAGCATCGTCCGGATCGATCCATTCCCCACAGTTCGCACAAACTACATATCTAGGTTCCGTCGGCGGTTCTAAATAATCGTCCCAATCATCGTTTGTCCAATTTCTTCTCATTCTCCTCACCTTCCATGGCTTTTTGAATGATTTCTCCGATTACACCATTGCGACTACTCCCTGTCTTTTCGACTTTACGCATGATCCATTCAAGCAACTCGTGTTCCAAGTCGAGTGTTATTCTCGCTTTGGGCAACTTCATAGTATCCCTCCCTTCGTTTTTAATTATACATGACCGCCTGCAGGTAGTCAATCATAATTTTCAACGTTTGAGCATAAAATAGTAGGTTATACCAAAACCCTAGCTAGACGAAGCGTTTAGAGCCATTTTAAGAGGGGTTTCTTTTAGGGGTAGGGTGATTCTATGGGTAAACGGATAAAAAAGAACCCCTCACTTAAAGTTAAGGGGTTAATTCGACGAGATTAACCTGTAGAAGTTAATTGTCAAAATTTGGACTACAGGATCACGTTGACTTTCCGCTCTGTTCCCGATAGAATTATCTTCGGTGTCATTAAAACGACTGGTCTCATACTCTTAGTGATAGGATACATACCCCGCTTCTGGTAACTACCACTATTGACATAGTATCTAATCTTTTCGTGAACTTTATTGTTCATTAAGTCAGGTACATAGTAACTGTCGGGAAACGCTAAAGGCTTGTGAGTGTGTCCGATACAGTACACATCGGCTAATACTATATCTCCTAATCTATGGAGAGCATTCGTCACCGCTCCCATAGTTCGACCACCCGAACTACCGTGTGTGCAATACACGATATAAGGGTATGGTTTCCCGTTAGGTCTAGCCCCCACAGGGATTTTGAACAATCCTTCACCTTCGAGATATGGCACGTCGAGCCATTCCGCTATATCTAAAATCGGAGTAGCGTCCTCTTGGGTTCTAAGTTCGTCATGGTTCCCGCCGATCATACCGAGTATCTTCTTAGCTATGGGTTCTAAGTATTGGCGCATGATTCGTTTTTGCTTACTCGGGGGATACTTTTGCTTGTAAATATCGCCCTTGGAACCCCTTAGATCGTTCTGCAAGAGATCACCGTTCAGGATAACTCTCGCCAGAGGATCTTCTTTGATCACTTGTAGGTTGTGTTGAAACAATTCTTCGTCACATTCTACGCTTCCCAAATGTACGTCGCTAATAACATATAAATTCATGTGAGAAGCGTTGAGTGGTTCACAGGTTAATAGTTTTATTCTATCACCTCCCTGTATACGAACCGCCGTTGCTGCGGCGGGATATACTTGATCACCTCCTTTCACCTGCTAATTCGAGTTTCACGATACGGAGCAGTTATGCAGTCCAGCCCGAATTGCATCGTGGTGATCACCTCCAATATTAAAAGAGTGGGCGGGAAGGTTTCTTTACACCTTATCCCCGCCCGTCGGTCTAAGGTAGCTTGCCCTGACCTAAATTGCTGGTTATCGTCGGTTCCCATTCGTCCCAACGTTTACCATCAATATAAAGTGGGGGTAGAGGATCGGTTCTCATCCGCTCGAATAATTGTCTATCGGACTCTCGCCAACTGGCTTCACTAAGCACAAGGGCTAGTCCGTACCTATGATATTGTTCGGGTGTCCAATCCCTGCCCCCAAACTCGAACTTCTGGTCGTTTAGTCCTCGGAGGATTCGCCTCCATGCTCGAAAAAACCCGTCTTATTGAGCCAGAATACTACTGCGTCGATCAGTAGCCCCAAAATCGGGTCGATGAATTTTTGGAGCCATTCGGGGAATTTCAGCCCTACACTATCAAGCTGTGCTTTCAGTTGTGCGAGCACGGCTTTTTTCTTTTCTTCACCTGGTAGCTCCTCTGCTTCAAGCAGTAAGGCGAGTGGAATAATGAACCCTGCCGCCGTCACTAAAATGTTCAACACTTTTAAAAAACTCATGTTTCAACCTCCTTATTTTGTTAAATCAAACTTCTCCTTTGGGTCATAGTCGTGACCTGTAGCCATCATCTTGACTAATCTTCTACTGCGATTCCCGACCTCCCAATACCACTTGGAATCTTTCATTTCCTCGGCGGCGTTAAAGTACGCCCCTACTTCTAAATGACCAATCATCTTGCGGAACCCTTTCAGACCAGCTAGTCCCAAGTTGAAACGCATGTCCACGATAACCTTTTGGCGAATAGGATTTAAATACTTGAACCAGAAGAATTGTTCAACGTCTTTTGTGCACCTAGCTATGTCGTTATCGAGCATATATAGAGCTTCATCTTTCGTGATTCCACGTTCTTCAAGAATGTTAATTATTTGGCTCCTACTCAATCCCCTACATCCTAAAATGCGATCCTGTTCTTCTGGAGACAAACCCACATCTTCTAAATTTCTACCTACGCCTATAGTTTTCTTGTTAGCTGTACAAGTATAGACCCTCAACCTTAACCCCTCATGGAGAATCAGTTGATCTTTCAGACTGTGTTTCAGCATCCCCCTTCACCTCCAAGCGGTTTAAGCTACAACCTTCTTCCCCACAACAAGGACACGCCCAACATCGTCCCGTTGAGTAAACAGTACTCCTGCACTTTGGACACAAAAAACTCACTTATACTTGCCCCCATTAAGGTCATATTCTCGCAATATGCCGTCGTAATCAACACCACTTTGTTTAGCAGTGATTATAGTTAAGATCCTCACGGTGTCATTGAGTTTGTTGATCGTAGGTTCCAGCCGCATCAACACATAAATTGCCACAAAGATTGGAAACCCCACTTGTCCAATAAACTGCGCGATGGCTTCAATCATTTCTCCCATCCTCACCCTCCTAGTATCAATTTTACCACCATGTATGCTATCGCCCCGCCGAGAGCTGTTACAAGAAAGTCTAAAAACTCGGGCGTACCACGTTTAAGCAACCTATCCCAAATAATTTCTTTAAGTGCTCCGAGGATAACTGCGATGATAAGTCCGATGAAGGGCGTGAACTGTACGCCAAAAACTAAAGAAATACTGATACCTGCCAACAAATGTTTGAGCTTGTCCTGCTTAAAAATCATAGCGTAACCTTACGGTCAACCCCCATCTATCCGCTAACCAATCTTGATCCGATTGAGCGAACCAGTGGTCGCACCAATCTGTCACTCGTAGGGATAAGTTCTTGTAATGTACCTCAGCGTAGACCTCATAGTCTAACCTGTGAGGAATCCAAGAGGGGACGAAGTGTTTGAATCCGAACCCTTCACAGTACGTGCCGAGCGTAGTGCCCACTTTGAACCATGGGGTCAACTGCTTGTCCACATTCAACACCCATAACCAATCTTGGTTCAGAGTATCGTACTCTACGGAAACGTATCCCCCAATCTCCGCATAAACGGGTAAACTAAGTAAAACGATGAGTAAAATGATCAACGCTACCTTTCGCATAATTCACCCTCCTTATAGTTTCATAATGTACGCTAAGGCGTAGTAAGGCGGTCTATTTTCGTGAGACTGACCCCCACCCGCTGATTGGATGCTCACGCTGTGGGAATGGGAGCCTGCGCTTTCCATGTTTATTTTGATGTCGCCCATAGAAGTGATGGGGTCGTTAAAAACACGCCACTCCTTTGTACCAGAAGCAAGGCCGGATACTCCCGATGAGGTAGTATTAGAGGCCATGAATTTTTTATACGCGCTGGCGTTTACATAGGGCGATGCATTATGGGTATGGCTCCCTGTCGAACTCGTTGAACCACTATGGCTATGTGACGGCATCTGATTTGTGTTCAGAGTAACGCTGTTTGCTCCGCCCGTGTTCCCCACGTCATAGCTTCCGCCCGCTCCTACAATGAATCTATCTCGTAGGTCAGGTGTACCATTAGAACCGTTACATAACGCCCAACCCGAAGGTACGTTGGCTACTGAACCCGACCACATGGCGATTAGTCCGGCAGGTATAAGGTTTGCCCCTTCGTCAATCCCACTAAGTTTTTGTGTGACCGCCCCTAAAGCGTCCTCGATAGGTTGTAGCAGAGCTTTGTCGACAGGCGTTCCTACTTCCAGAATGTGCGTTGGATCTGGAATTAATCTAACTCGTCCCTCATCTAGTTCTTCTATAATAAAAATGTCGTCCCCAACGGCTACACGGTCTTTAATATTTCTAGGCTCGTGGATCATTTTATTCACCCTCTCTTATGTTCACTAACGTCTCCCAAGTATAATTTTCTAAGTCTCCCCATGTGTGCGCTTCTAACTCGAACCAGAGCAACGCTTCGGTTATACTTCGGGCTACTTCAAAGAGTTTAGAACGAAGAAGATTCAAATTCTCCTCAACCTCATTGATATCATCAAAACGTAGCATGGTGTCTGGTACGGGGGTTTGGGAAAGCGGAATGTCATACTTAACCCGTATGTCTCGAAGCGTACCGAGGATACGCTCTATGTCGGAGATATTTGGTATGTCCGCAACAGACCAATCGGTTTTAACATAGTCGTTAATCTCTGTTTCTTCGGGATCTAACCCTTTAACTAACTCAATTAGGTATCCTAAATTATTTTCAATGCGATTCAGATCGCTTACGTTCAAACACCCTTTAAGTTCCTGCGTTTCAGGAACCAGACCGACCGAGATCCACTCTCTCCACTCTGCCAGTTTAGATAGAGCTTCGTCCACGTCTCGCTGTGTTCGATCTGTAACAGTAGCGACCCATATCATCCTATGTCCCTCCCCTCACCTTTGCCTTTGAAGCTGCCTTTATAATCATAGGTCAATCTAGTCACATGGAGAGGAGAAAACCTGTATTTGTTCTGCACGTAAATGCGGTCTAATACGTCCAATCTCGGATCGGATCGCCAATTCAAGGTAAGTTGTCTCCTGTTTATAAGTATATTTCTCGCCAGCGTCGCTAGAGTTTTGGCTTGTGAGGTGTCTGTTACTAGAGGGTTCTTAATAGGTTGTATTTCCCCACGTTCGCCCGTGGGCACGGTGATCACGGTTTCAGAGGTCTTTAGCTCTTTACCTGTAATGACAACCGTTACCGAACCTTCCCCCGTTAGGGTTAATTGGCAAGCGTTGGTGTAATATTTTACTGAATTGATCGTCCCTCCACTCGCGCTAAGGGACACGTCGACGGCGGGAGCCGTGTAAGTGATGAACATGGTTTCTGTTCCATCCACTTCTACGTCCCCTTTGTAGATTTCCTTACTGTCACTCTCTGTAAAATATGTGTAGGCGGTAGCGTCCACCTGTTGCAGAACCTTGCTCAATTTCACTTCGGGGTGTTTGTAGCTATTGAAATTATCGACCCTATAATCCGTCCATTTCCAATCCGTACCCAGGCTTCTGGGAAGAGTGGTGCTCTGCCCCGCACGAAACGTTCCGCTCATTCTGAAATAGTCCTCACTGCTGAAAACCGCAATCGGCTCGATGTTAAGGAACCCTTCTCTATCCACGTACATCGCACACCCCGCAGCGTTGGCGATCATTTGCAAACATTCGGAGTGTCTTACCAAAGGGAGAGGAGCGACAGTATATATGTCGTCCAGCGACTCGTGGAGTTTCCATGGGACTTCTCCTTTCACAAGGGGTAAATCTGCGTCAAGTAATACTTCTTCGGCTAGGTCTTTCAAACTAATGCCATCGGGTCTATATAAGCCCTTCATGAACGTTTTGTCCAGAAAGCCCAATATGTCAGTAGCTTCAAACTCCACGCTCAGGCCGTTCTGCGGAGCGTTCCACTCCGACAAGTAAACCGTAGCGGCAGGAATCCACTCGATGTCATTCTCAATCTTATACCCATAGCGTATTTTAAGCTCCTGACGCTCCATTAAGATGGCTGCCAACCCTCTAACGTTGTATGGGTTATACGAATCGTCCACGTTATCAATGGAGAACCGTACCCTCGTTTTCGGTAAACGAGAACTCAAAATGTCAGATTCCTGACTGTGCGATAAAGAGATAATATTAGGAGTATCGTACAACACATGAATGGTTAATACCATCTTGGAGATTCTAGGTCTTTTGTGAGGCAGGCTCCATTTGTGAACCACAATATCCACTCTGTCGAAGTCTCTGATCAGACGAGAAAACGGGGTGAAAACACTCGTGTTTTCTCGCACCTCTATCTGATCGCTCAATATCTCTCCGTCGTAAAGATTGATGTCAAAATCTACAGCGTAATCCCCGTGGGCCTGATCCCATTCGAGGATCAACCCTGGCAGATACACGTTGACCAACCATGGTAATTGCACGGATACCACAGGAGGAAGATCGAACCCACCGTCTGCGCCACTTAAAGCGGAGCCAATGTATCCAGTGTTTCCGTAATTGTCGGCAGGTAGGATCTGTTTTTTTCCGTCCAACAGCCATAGGTTCTGTTCGAGCGTCACATAGGGAGCAATTTTCAAATCCTTTTCTACTAGAATTTGTCCTATGTTGGAGAAGTGAACCACATCTGCCGAAGGGGTGGCGTTTTCTTGAATCGCAGGATCGATCAAACCGAGTTCGATCTCGATAAAACTTTCAGGTACGACCGTTTTTAG